ATAAACATGTTGCTGTTCAGTTCGTAGAAAATCATCATTACTCTCCTGTCATGCCTGCGATCACAAAGCACTATTTAGGTTTTTATCTAGATAGTGCTTTGGTAGGTGCGTTGACTCTTGGATGGGTTACAAGACCAAGAGATACATTTAAAAAAATGTTTGTTGGTTTCAAAGATGAAGTCAATGAGAAAACTGAGGATGGAAAGTATATACATCCGATTTCTAATTACTATTTTGAGATTGGTAAAATGTGTATGACAGACGCTATGCCTAGGAATTCAGAATCACAAATGTTGTCTGCCACTATTCGCTGGTTAAAAGAGAATCATCCGAAGTGTCTTTTTCTATACACGATGGCAGACGGCATCATGGGGAAATGTGGTTATGTATATCAAGCATCCAACTTTTATTTTGGCAATAAATATTTTACAGATGTATATCTCATGGAAAATGGTGAGAAATTGCATCCTAGAACATCCAAAGAACTATGTAAAGAAAACGCTTTGTTCTTAAAAGAAAAGAATGATGGCAGATGGGATAAACTCAAACGACCAGAACAAGTGTTTTGGTTAACGTCCGATTTCATGCAAAAGAAAGGTATTAAACGTATTTCTGGCTATATGTTTCGATACATCTATCCTCTCAATAAGACTGCCAAGAAATATTTAAAACCTATGCCAGATTCGAAAAAAGACGCTGGTATAGGTAAGACGACTTTCGATTGGTTCCACCAATCTTACCCAAAAGACGTTGATCTAATTTGGTATGACATAACCGATAGAGCAAATAAGAAAAACATACCTATGCCTGATTTCAATTTAGAAGTTGAAAACATGAAATACAATAAGAATAAAAAAGTAACACTTGAAAGTTTTTTCTAATTGGAGATGATAATGACAGTAAAAGAAAGTGGAGATTACGATAACTATATGAAAGAAATGTCTGAGAAAGTTGAGTCAAAAGAATCAACACTTGAAGACTTCGTTGATGACATTTCAGACGTTGAAACTTCGCATCCAAATTATTGGAAAAAGCACTGGCAAGGCATGCCCGAGTTCGAGAATGCTGTTAATAAAGACGGTAAGTTCAAAACTATCTACGTTCATTTTAGAAATGAAGAAGACTACAACGAGTTCTGCGAATTGATCGGACAATACCCATCAGTTAAATCTAAAAACAACCCAGCAATCTGGCATCCAAAACTAGATAAGACAGCTAACTCTCTATTACGCTGGATAGAAGAAGAATGATGGATAAGATATTCATTCCCACTGTGAATCGAATTGACAATCAAATCACATACAATGCTCTACCTGATGAACTCAAACGTCAGGTAGTGTTCGTTGTTCAGTCGTGGGAACGAGAAAAATACGATTTTAATGTTGACTATTTGGTTCTACCAGAGTATATTACATTAGAGCATCCTAGAGCAATATCTGAGACACGCAACATAATCTACAATGAAGCTAAGGATATGAAATACGCTCTACTAGATGATGATATCACTTTTTATCGTCGTAATACTAAATATTGGTCTGACATCTCTAGTATGAAAAAGTCTAAACGCAAATGCACACCTGATGATATTTTAGAGATGTTTGAAATGTATTCTTCTTGGCTAGAAGATGATGTTACTGTGTGTGGATGCAGTCACATTGAACATCCTCCTAGGATTAAAGCCTATTCAACGAACGTTTCTTTGGGCAGTCAATATTGGATTAACGGAAAGGACTTTGCTCATGTGTTGCCCGATTTAAAACTAACTGAGGTCAAAGTCGGCGAAGATATCGTATTTCTTCTATCTCTACTCACACGAGGATTCAGCAACAGAGTAAGCCAAGAGTTTTGTTTTGTGAACAAAAGTGTTAATAATAAGACTATGAAATCTGTCATATGGGATGAACAGACTGTCGAAGATACGCAAAGAGACCACGAAACTATAGCGAAAATGTTTCCTGGCTTGTTTGAAATCGTTTACAAAGATATAACTGTTGGTAATGTAAAGAGAGAGGATGGTGGCTTTCGTGATTTTGGCAAATGGAGATGTCACTGGAACAAAGCATACTCTAAACGTGGTAATAATCTGGAGAACTTTTTGAATGACTAATCCTGAACAGCCAGTTTATATTGTTTCTAAAGGCAGACACGAATCTATGGGTACCTCAAGGTCTTTATGTAAGATCGGTGTACCACATTATATTGCGATTGAGCCACAAGATTTAGATAATTATGAGAAAGCGTTAGATAATTTCAATATTCGTGAATGGGTAACCTTACTTGTTGCCCCATTCAGCAATCATGGTGATGGACCAGGCAGAGCAAGAAACTGGTGCTGGGATCATGCTATCTCTATTGGTGCTGAAAAGCATTGGGTAATGGATGATAATATTGCCGACTTCTACAGACTACATAAGAACAAACGTATTCGTGTCGGCAGTGGCGCTATCTTCAAAGCAGCAGAAGACTTTATAGATCGTTTTGAGAATGTTCCAGTGTCTGGTTTTCAGTATCGTTTTTTTATTGCTCCAAATCAGCATTATCCGCCCTTTGTTACAAACACTCGTATCTATTCTTGCTTGCTCATTGATAATGAGTGCAAGCATCGTTGGCGTGGTCGTTATAATGAAGATACTGACCTATCTCTTCGTGTGCTAAAGGATGGCGATTGTACTATTCAATTCAATTCCTTTCTTCAAGGCAAAGCAGCCACTCAAACTGTGAAGGGTGGCAACACTGAGGAATTCTATCATAAAGAATTAGGCACTGAAGTTTTAGATAAAGCTGAAGATATGAAGAATATTGGTTATAACGCTGTAGGTACAGTGAACAAATCAGAGATGCTCGTTAAAATGCATCCAGACGTTGCTCGTATTTCTTGGAAATATGGTCGTTGGCATCATCATGTTGATTATGGGCCTTTCAAAAAGAATAAACTACGCTACAAACCTGATATGAAAATGCTTTCCGAAACGAATAACTATGGTATGATTCTTATTGAAAATTATGGAGAATAATGTATGACTAACTTTGAAAAAGTAGAAGAGTTTATGGATGCGTTTGGTCAAAATGTTGAGACTGAACCACAGTGGTCTTCTGTTGCTGAACTACGCTATGCATTGATTGAAGAAGAAGTTATAGAGCTTCGTGAAGCATTAGACGATAGAAATATCGTTGAGGTTGCAGATGCTCTGACTGATATTTTATACGTTGTATATGGTGCTGGACATTCTTTTGGAATTGATCTTGACAAATGCCTCGAAGAAGTGCATAATAGTAATATGAGTAAATTAGGAATTGACGGAAAGCCTATCTATCGTGAGGACGGCAAAGTTCTCAAGGGTCCGAATTATCGTAAACCAGAGTTGAAGAGAATGATATATAATGGGGTTTCGTAAAGCTAGAGGTAGAGGCGATGTATAAGTATAGTGAAGACAAGCTGCTGGCAGAAATCTTAGAGTATGTAGACTCTACCTACAGCCAGCATTATTCGCAGAACAAGTATCAAGCTACTGAGTTTATTTTAGATAGTGGTCATGGTGCTGGTTTTTGTATTGGTAATATTATGAAGTACGCTCAACGATATGGGCATAAAGGAAGTGTGGAAGATTGGCGAAATGACTTGACAAAGGTCATTCACTATGCTATCATAGCTCTACATGATCATGATAACAATCATCTAAACGTTTGGGAAGCGAAAGATGATACTAATGAAAGGAATGCCTATGCAACTAAAAATTCAAGTTGAGGAGTTACGAAAAGCAAAGGTGTTCGTTGCAACACCTATGTACGGCGGTCAATGCGCTGGCATGTACACTAAATCTACCAACGACCTTGGTATGGCGGCAGTCAAGTATGGTGTTGAACTGAAGTTTTATTATCTATTCAACGAATCTCTTGTTACTCGTGCTAGAAACTACTGTGTGGACGAGTTCATGCGTAGTGATTGCACTCATATGATGTTCATTGATAGCGATATTGGCTTTCAGCCGAACGATGTGTTTGCCTTGCTTGCGTTGCAAATGGCTGATCCAGATAATACAGATATCATCACAGGTCCATATCCTAAGAAATCTATCTCATGGGAAAAGATTGCTAAGGCAGTGAAGATGGGCCATGCTGATGAGAATCCGTTTAATCTTGAGAACTTTGTTGGCGACTACGTGTTCAATCCAGCAAAGGGAGTCACGGGGTTTCGTGTTGACCAACCAGTAGAAGTACTAGAAGCTGGTACTGGTTTCATGTGTATTCCTCGTAATACATTTGAGAAATATGAGGAGGCATATCCAGAATATCACTATCTACCAGACCATATTCGCACAGACGCTTTTGATGGCTCTCGTGAGATTATGGCTTACTTTGACTGTATCATTGACCCAGAGACGAAGCGTTATCTATCAGAAGACTATATGTTCTGTCAGAATGTTCGTAAAGCTGGTATGAAGGTATGGATGTGTCCTTGGATGGAACTCAAGCATGTTGGTTCATATATCTTCGGTGGCAGCCTTGGTGCAATGGCTGCTATTAGTGCGTCACCTACTGCAAGCGACGAATCGAACCAAAAATACTACAAAGAGGGTAAAAAAACTCATATAAATAAAGAACGACAAAAGGCTAAAACTACTCGTGCTACTCGTAAGCGCAATCGTAAATAACGGAGATCTATATAATGCAGCTAAACGAATATACTATGGACATCTTGAAGAATTTCTCTTCTATTAATCCTTCTATCGTTATCAAACCTGGTAGCGCATTGAGAACAATTTCTCCTCAAAAGACTATTATGGCTATTGCTAACGGTAAAGATGATTTTTCATCTGAAGCAGGTATCTATGACCTATCTCGTTTTCTCGCAACAGTATCGTTGTTCGAAACACCTGAGATTGCTTTCAATGATAAATCAATCAATATCATGGAGAACAAGCAAAAAGTTGAATATACTCTTGCTGATGTTTCTATGATTTTACAACCACCAGAAAAAGATATCTCTATGCCTGTTTGTGAGGTAAATGTGAATATTTCTTGGAGTGATATGCAGTCTGTTCTCAAGGCTGCTTCTGTGCTTGGTTTACCAGAGATTGCCTTTTCAGGGGTCAATGGTGAAATCGTATTGGAGGCTGTAAACTCTAAAAATCCAACAACTG